ATTTATTAAGCATGCTCGCTTCGATGTTTCTTTTCAATTCGCCTTCTTCGAAGGAGTGACCAATGGCCGAGGAAGATCACAGCACCAACCAAGGCGCTGCGCCCCCTTCGATCGAGCTGCTGATTGAACGTTGGTGGGCCGACCATTTCCCGGGCTCGGCAGTCGCCCGCGACACGCAGGCCTGGAATATCGCCCACGCTGCCAAAGAGATGCTGAAGCAGCTCTTGAAGGGGAGTAAATGACATGCAATTAAGCTTCGGCTCCGGCGCGGTATGGGGAGAACGCACCGATGTAATCGGGTCGGGCATCGGTCCACGACAATTCGGCGTGCTGCAGGATATACAGATCGATTTCGACTGGAGCGACAAAGAGCTCTATGGCCAGCTTCAGTTTCCAGTGGCAATAGCCCGTGGGCAGGGAAAGATAGTCGGGAAAGCCAAATTCGCGCAGATCCTCGGTTTGCTGTATTCGGATATTTTTTTCGGAGTGACGCCAGCTACGGGGCAGTTCGCCGTCTCGCAGCTGGAGGCCGCGACGGTTCCGGCGACGACGCCCTACACCGTCATTCCCGCCAATGCGGCGAGCTACAATGATGATCTCGGCGTCAGCTACGCCGGAAGCGGCAAGCGTTTCAACCGAGTGACCACGCCTTCGACCGCCGGCCAATACTCGGTCAACTTTGCTACCGGCGCGTATATTTTCTCATCTGCCGACGCTAGTGCCGCGATCTTGATCTCGTACACCTACAATGTCGCGACAAGCGGCAACAGGGTAACCCTCGCGAACCAGCCGATGGGTATTACTCCTACCTTCAAGGCGACGTTTTACACTGCCTATAACGGCAGCGGCACCGCGCTCCGCTTGAACGCGTGCACGGCAAATAAATTGTCAATGCCGACTAAGGCCGATACTTGGACGATTAGCGAGCTCGATTTCATGGCTTTTGCTGACGCTTCGGGGACGATCGGCTATCTAAGCACGGTGGAGTGATGGTCCCCGGTGTGGCGGTCGCAATGGGCGGCCAGGATTGGATAGTGCCGCCGCTTACTCTCGGCCAGCTCCGCCGGTTGATGCCCAAGGTAAGACAACTGACCGAAATTGGCGTATCGATGGGCGAAGCGCAAATCAACGTGCTGATCGACATCGTTGCCGCGGCGCTGCAGCGCAATTATCCCGAGATGACGCCGGACAAAGTCGAAAACCTGCTCGATCTCGGGAATGCTAGTGCCGTCCTGAATGCCGTCCTGACCGGCTCCGGGCTGAAGCCAGGCGGAGCCGCTATGGGGGAAGCGTCTGCCCCCGGGACCAGCCCGGGGGCAGACGGTGCGCGCGCCAGGTCAGTTTCGGACGTGATTTCGGAGACGCTGAACCCTGGCGAGAAATCTATGGTCTCCTCGCGACCGCCTGTGGATACAGCTACCCCGTAATTGACGAGATGACGCTCTTCCAGATCGAAGAGCTGACATGCTACTGGGCACAACACCCTCCGTTGCACCTGCTGATCGCGGCCTATCTGGGTGTCGGCAAAACTAAAAATGCACTGTTGCCGTCGACGTCGATGGGACAAGGGCAGCAACCGAACTCGGACTCCGGTTCGTTGCTCGCTCAGCTGGGGCCCGGGTTTGATGCCGGAGAGGTCGATGCTGGGCTTTCGCCCGTAGTCCTCGATTTTGCCGAACTCCGCCTTCGGGCAGAAATTCCCGACTAGGCATCCGCAGAAATTAGAACAATTTGCGAGCAGCGAAGGCAGTTTGTTAGCGAGAGGCTATAATGGCCGATATTGAAACCAGCGTTGTTATCAGCGCGCAAATTGACGGCCTCCGATCCGGAATGGAGGCCGCATCAAATTCTGTTCAAGCAGCGACCGATGCGATGCGCGCCCAACTTGCCGGGCTTGGCGATATTGTCCAGCAGGCGCAGTCGCAGCTTAACGCCGCTACCAGTCAAATCGGAACCGGCGTCGGTGCGCTGCAAACGAAAGCTGCCGACCTCGCGGGGTCTCTAGGCGCCGGCATAGCGCCCAGTAGCGCCTCTGATGAAAAGCGGTGGGAAGAACAGCTGGTTGCGTATCAGAGGTTTCAGACCGACAAGGAACAGCTCGATTACCGGGCAGTACAGACCAGCCAAAGAACCTGGCAGAGCCTAATGCAGCCGATCCAGCGTGCCTTCGATACCTCGATCACCGGCATGATATTGGGTACAACGACGTTGCAGAAGGCGGTGGCGAATATCGCGCAATCGATAGTTGCCGAATTCGTCAACCTCGGCGTCAAAATGGTTACCAACTGGATCGCAAGTGAGCTCGCCATGACAACCGCAACCGAGGCCGGCGCTGCGGCTCGCACCGCGGCCGATAGTGGAGGAATCGCGGCCGGACTGGCGATCAAGGCCGCAAATGCGATCAAGAGCATCGCAACCGATTCAGCGCAGGCGTTCTCGGGCATCTTTGCATTCCTGGCTCCGATTATGGGACCGGCGGCGGCCGGACCTGCCGCGGCCGGAGAAGCCACTGTGATGGCCGCCGCCAGCGGGATCGCTTCCGCAGCGGGCGGCTGGATGGTCCCATCGGACCAGCTCGCCATGGTGCACCAGAACGAAATGATCCTGCCGGCGAACATAAGCCAAGGCCTTCAGAACATGATCTCCGGCAATGGCGGAGCTGGCGCTGGTGCGGTCGTGGTCAACGTTTCGGCGATCGACAGTCAAGACGTTAAGCGGTTTTTCCAGAGCAATGGAAGCCTCCTCGTCAACGCGGTTAACAAGGCGATGCGTAACGGCTCAATGCTGCGGAGCGCGTGATGGCGCTGATTTTTCCGGCGTTGCCCGGGCTCGCCTGGAGCGTCACCAAAACCCCGACCTTTCAGACGCGCATCCAGCGAGCGGTATCCGGGCGCGAATTGCGGGCGCTCGATTATCCCTTTCCACTTTGGCAGTTTGCGCTGGTCTACGACTTCTTGCGCGACAGCCCGGGAGCTGGTTACGACGAGCTGAGGACTCTGCTCGGATTCTTTATGCTCTGCCAGGGAGCGTTCGGCACATTCCTTTTTCAGGATCCCAGCGATTCCCAAGTCATCGGGCAGCAGATTGGCGTCGGGAATGCGAGCACGACCGCCTTCCAGCTCCAGCGCGCAATGGGTGCGACCCTGCCCGGTGGCGGCTTCTTGGAACCGATCACCGCACCGAATATCGTGCGTGCGATCTACTTTAATGGAATTACGCAAGACCCGACGACCTACAACGTCGATCTGGCTACCGGGCTGGTGACATTCGGCATTGCTCCAAGCAGCGGGATGACCATCACCGCTGATTTCACTTATTACTTTCGCTGCCGGTTCGTTGACGACAAATACGACTTCGAAAATTTCATGTTTCGGTTGTGGCAGTTGAAGAAGCTGACATTTATCTCGGTGCGTTCATGAGGGCGGCCAGCCCTGCTCTGATAGCGCTGCTCGCGAGCAGCGACCGGTTCATCATGGCGGACCTCTACACGATCACTCTCGTAGGCGGATCTGTACTGCGCTATTCGGCGGCTCCGACTGCGCTATTCGCGAATGGCTACACCTTTGCGCTGGGTCCTAAATTCGAGCGCTCTAAGACGAAGATCGTCATCGGCACCCAGGTCGACGAACTCGAAGTCAAGATCTATACCGAGCCGACGGATCTGATCGGCGGCCAACCGTTTCTGCAGGCGGCCTGGCAGGGGCAACTGGACGGCGCACTCCTGCACCTCGAACGGGCGTTCATGCCGAGCTATGGCGACACGAGCCCGGGAACTGTGGTCCTCTTCGCTGGTCGCATTTCGGATATTGATTGTTCCCGTACCGGCATCGACCTCAAATGCCGCTCGCATCTCGAGCTTCTGAATATCCAGATGCCGCGCCGGCTGTGGCAGTCATCTTGCACTCACACCTTTGGCGACGCGATGTGCCGGTTCGACCGGTCCAGCATGCAGGTGACATTTTCGGCCGGGCCCGGCTCGAGTAAGGCGCAAATCGCGACCTCCCTCAGTCCAACTCCGCCGAACCTGTATATCCAAGGAACCGTAATTGGCGTGACGGGAGCAAATGCCGGTGCGAGCCGCACGGTAGCAAACATGGCGGCGGGCTCGATTTATGTAAGGCTGGCATTTCTCTCGCCCATCCTGGCGGGCGACCAATTCCAACTGCTGCCAGGTTGCGACCGCACGCTTTCGACCTGTAAGGATGTCTTTAATAATGTGATTCACTTCGGCGGCTTTCCGCACATCCCGACGCCGGAGACTGCGGTATGAGCCAACGCCGGCGGGTAGTCGCCGAGGCTAAAACCTGGCTGCGGACCCCTTATCACCACATGGGCAGGATCAAAGGCGGTGGCACCGATTGTCTGATGCTGCTCGCTGAGGTCTATGAGGCAGCGGGCGTGATCCGGCGTGTCGATGTGCCATTTTATCCTCCCGACTGGAACCTGCATCGCGACTCGGAGCGCTATCTCCAGGGTTTGATGCGTTACGCCCGCGAGATTGGCGGACCACCTCAGGACGGTGATGTGGCAGTCTTCAAGTTTGGTCGTTGCTTCGCGCATGGCGCGATCGTCGTTTCCTGGCCGCGGCTGATACATGCCTGGTGCGATGCGGGGGTCGTCTTTGCCGATGGTGGCCAACCGCCGCTCATCGGTCGTCAAGTACGATTTTTTGACCCGTTTTCAGTACCCGGGTTCTGACCGTTAGCCATGGGCGGGATCCTGAGCGGGGCATCGAATGCCAAGCAGCAAAAAGCAGTCGGTGCGCTGCAGTTTCAAACATCACAGCACGGCGGGGTGATCCCGCTAGTCTACGGAACCACCCGGGTGACGCCAAACCTGATCGACTACGACGACTTCAAGGCGACCCCTGCGCATCAGGGGAGCGCGGGTAAGGGCGGCGGTGGAGGAAAAGGAGGCGGGCAACAATACAAATATAGTGCGTCGGTGATTATGGGGCTGTGCCAGGGCCCGATTGCCGGCATTGCCACCGTATGGTGGGACAAGAATGTCGGAACGCTGTCCTCGTTGCCGGCCGCGGTTTATCTCGGAGGCGACGGGCAGGCAGCAGATCCGTATTGGGAAACGCGGCATCCCGACAAGGCTCTCGGCTACTCCGGAACCGCAACTGTGGTGGCTAACAATTTCGCGATGGGCAACACCGCCACCCTTCCGAATTTCTCCTTCGAGGTGGAAGGCTTGCTGTCGCTGAGCGGGACCAACGGGTTTGACGCAAATCCCGCTGCGATTGTCTCCGACTTTCTCACCAATCCCCGTTACGGAGCCGGCTTCCCGGTCGCCAATCTGGGTGACCTCAGTCTCTATTCATCGTATTGCCAGGCTCTCGGCCTTGCGCTGTCGCCGATGCTGGACACGCAGCAAGAAGCGCAACAGCACCTCGGCGATACCGTGAAACTCACGAACAGTGCCATTGTGTGGTCGGGCGGACTGTTGAAGATCATCCCCTATGGCGATCAGCCGGTCACTGGCAATGGCGCCGCCTACGCCCCAAACACGACCGCGCTTTATAGCCTCGGCGAGGATGACTTCATCATCCAGCAATCGAGTGTCGGGGGTAGCTCGGGAGTGTCGCCCGGCGGTCCGGCACTGCGGTCGGGTTCGGGTCCGATCACCGGCGGGTTCGGCGACGATCCGGTCCGGGTCGTGCGGTCGACGCCTGCAGACGCCAACAACTCGATCCAATTGGAATGTCTGGACCGATCCAACAATTACAATACGGCGATAGTTGAGGCTTTCGATCAGGCGTCGATCGACCTCTACGGCGTGCGCCGCGAGAGCTCGCTGAAGGCGCGGGCGATTGTCGACCCCATCAATGTCGGCCCTATTGTGGCACAGCTTCTGTTGCAGCGCGCGTTGCTGTTCCGCAATACGTATCAATTCAAGCTGGGCTGGAAATATTGCCTGATCGAGCCGATGGACCTCGTCCAAGTCACTGATTCCCGACTCGGCCTTTCAGCGCTGACCGTGCGCATCACAGCGGTGGAAGAAGACGAGGAAGGTACGCTTTCGATCACTGCGGAAGATTTCTTCGGCGGCTATTCCACCGCGGTGCTCTATCCGAAGCAGTCGGGCGCCGGTTATGTTCCCAATTGGAATTCGGATCCGGGTGATGTCAATCCACCGATCATTTTCGAGCCGCCGGCCGCCCTGCTGACCGGAGGGCTGGAAATCTGGGTTGCGCTTTCAGGCGGTGCGAATTGGGGTGGCGCCCAGGTCTGGATCTCCAGCGATGG